GGCTCATGTAATCAACAACATGTCTGCTATTGTGTCACCTGGTTCGGGTTTAGCTACCCGACCAAGGACCGCAAATGCGTCGATCGATGCGTTAGATGTCAGTCTTAGGACTGCCATCTATGCGGCTTTCCCTCACACGCAACGTGAGAGGGAAATATCTGCCTTTGTGTCTAGGACACAAAGACATGCTTCATACTTTGGCTACCCGAAATGGGCAGCCTGGTTCAAAGCACAAATCGTTGTTCTCACACGATTTGTGTACGATAGCACCCTCCATAGAGGGGAGCTATTCCGTTCAACTCTCGGTCAAGTGTTACCGAGGTGTTTTCGTACTGCGTCAGACACATGTCTGATGCAGTATTTCAAGGTCAAAAGGGCTATCCCTAAGACCACGTGTAAGGCTGCCTACAAAGAAACAGCCTTATACAAGACCCATATCACTCGTGATGTGGGTCCTAGGCCCGTTGATGATCAGATCATCAAACGGGTGAAACAGGTCGCTCGTGGTCTAAACCACGAACGACCAAAGATGGTCCTAGGAGACATCCTAGGACGATCAGCCACGGCTGAGTTTACTCGCAGCCAAGGTGGAAGAGTCCGTTCCCTTTACGGGTTGGGCTCTATTCAAAACGATGGTCCTCCAGGGACCAACGTTTTACGAGGGACAGATCTTAAAGAAGATCTAGTCCTTAAAGAAGTAGATCAACGTTCGTTGACCTACTGTGATTCGGTCCTAGTTCCCGTACGGGAACTAGGAGCAAAGGTAAGAGTCGTTTCTAAGAACGAATCTTTCCGAGTCGCTAAGGCTCATCCTTATCGTCGTCTTTACGACGATCAGGTTATGCAGCGGAAGTGGTCATCCACAACTGCTGGAAAGTATGATCCTGATTCACTCAGGATCACATTTAGACATTCGAGTACAGACTCGAAGGTCTTTTCGGGCGATTTCACCAATGCAACCGGTGAAATCACTCATGAATTTCTAGATCTCTTATCTGAAGAGCTAGAAATACCGCCTGACCTCTTACATAAGAGGTTCACGGTTGACGGTTTACCCGTCACGAGCGGGGCATTCCAAGGAATGCCCTGTTCTTGGATAGTTGGCCTTCAGTTAGGCCACTACGCCATAGCTAGTCTGGTTGATCCAGACCATAGCTTTCGAATCAAAGGCGATGATATCATCGCTCTTTGGGACGACAAGAAGATTTCTCTTTATTGCCGTCTGACCAAATCTGTTGGTCTCATTGTGAATGATAAAACTATCATTTCACAATCTCGTGGCACATTCTGCGAAGCAGATTATGTCCGTCAAGGTAGAACGCTCATGCGTTTACCTACTTTCTCAATTCGTTCTTTCATCAAAGACGAATTGCTGTCTGAGGAACAATTGAATTCGTTCCTCAAACGCGGCGTACCTAGAGAAACTCTATGTATGCTCCAGCGAAGGCGCCACAAAAAGTGGATCGCTCTCGCACATGCTAAAAACATACCACTGTATGTTTCTAGACAATTCGGGGGGTTGGGTCTCCTACCCCCTGATCCTTACGCAACTGTCGACATTCCGACAGCTGTGATCGTCAGGAGTGCTCACAATGGAACACTCCCGATACCTCGTGAGGTTACCGCTGGTGTATCTACATACACCAAGCAGTGCGCTTCATTCTTAGATAAACTAAGAGTGAAGGCCGATTGCGCAGAAGATTACTCTACTGTCGCATCGAAGCTATCTGCCAAAATGATGGCTATAGCTGAATTCCGGTCAGCTCTCGTAGGAGAGCTGTCGGATCCCTTCAAAATAGGGCCGCGCAAAGTGATTAACTCACTTCGTGCTTTTCGCCGACGAGCGCTATTCAAGCGCTCGTTAGCTGATCCTTTTCTCATTTCCTTTTCGGAAATGGAAAATATCAAGGACCGCCTTGGTGTAACCAAGGAGTCCTATAACGGGATGGTCATTGCAATGGCAATGGCCAATCGTACTACACCGTGGTTCTCACCACGGATGTAGCTACCAAACCAATTCCTTGGTCTAGTAGAACGCA